AAAAAATGCTTCTAGTTCCAACACAAGTTTAGAATTTGGAAATAATAGTATCATTGCTGATGTTCAAAATTTATATGTTGAAGAAAATGATTACGCATATGTCACATCAAATTCTTTACCAAATTATACAATCACAGAAAGATTAATTGAATCTAGCATTCCAGAAGCAACTGGAAGTCCTGCATTGAGTGCTTTGGGACAAGGTTATATACAAGGATATAGTCCATCAACACTAAAGTATTCGCAAATTTCATTTCCTGCAGATGTTTCATTTGTTAATGGGGATGCAGTTGTTTATGAATCCAGCAATCCAATGCCTGGATTAGTATCTGGAGAGACATATTATGTTCAAGTATTGTCTCCAAAAAATAAAATTAGATTATATTTTTCACGTTCTTTTGTTGGTGGAAGTGCCTATGTTGAGTTTCAACCATTAAGTTCTGGAAGTGGATCTCATAGATTTATTTTAGAGAGGCACAAAGCAAAAATTATTTCTCCACAGAAATTATTAAGAAAGTTTCCAATTCAACCAAATTTAGAAAAGTCTGCAGAAACTGAGACAACTCCCGGTTCGGTTGGACTATTAATCAATGGCGTCCAAATCCAAAGTCCTCAGTCAACTGATAAAGTTTATTTTGGACCATTAGATTCGATTAAAATTTTAAATTCTGGTAGAGATTATGATGTAATTAATCCTCCAACTTTAAGTATTTCTGCCCCAACCGGAATAGGGACCACAGCACTAGCAAATGTAGTGGTACGGGGATCTGTTAGACGTGTCGTTGTAGATCCTCAAGAATTTGATCTTAACACCGTGGTTTCTGCAACTATTTCTGGAGGTAATGGTAACGGTGCCATTCTCCAACCAGTAGTTACAAGAAGATTTAGAGAACTAGAATTTGATGCTAGACCATCATTTGCTGGTGGTGGATTAGACTTGTCTGATGAAACAATAACTTTTAAAACCTTACATAACTTTGTTGATGGAGAACCTATAATTTACAGCGCAAATGGCAATCCCTGGTTAGGTATAGGTACTTTTGGACCCCCACATTTAATTAATAATGAAGCTCAAAATAAAACATTAATAAATGGTGCAACATATTATCCAAAAATTGTAAATACTTCTACAATTAAACTTTATGAAAAATTTGGAGATTATTTGAGTGGTATTAATACCATTGGAATAACAACAGAAAATAATGGTGGAGTTCATAAATTTAGAACTCTAGAAAAAAATACCTTAAGATCTATTAAAGTTTTAAATCCTGGAAGTGGATATGAAAATAGACAATTATATGTTAAACCAGTTGGAATTTCAACAATTGAACATACTGTAAGTTTTAAGAATCATAATTTTAAAAATGGAGATCTTGTAAGGTATTCTTCTACAGGTTCTGGTATTGTTGGATTATCCACTTTAAACAATTATTACATTTTAAAGGTAGATGAAAATACTTTTAAACTGGCAAATGCTGGTATTGGTACGATATCTAGTGTAGATTTTGAAAAGAAAAAATTTGTAAGGTTTTTCTCAACAGGAACAGGTTATAATATTTTTAAATATCCAGACATTGAGTTATCGGTTAATGTTTCTTTTGGTGGTACTGTAATAAGAGAAATTAGTGCTACACCTACAATTTTAGGTCCAATTGTAGATGTTTATCTGTATGAAAGTGGAAATGGGTATGGATCTAACAATACTATAAACATTCATAAAAGTCCAAAGATAACCTTAAAGAATGGTAAAGATGCTGAGGTAAATCCAATTGTTAAGAATGGTAGATTAGTTCAAGTTGATGTTTTAACAGGTGGATCTGAATACTTCTCAATACCTTCTTTAAGCATTAAGGGATCTGGTAGTGGTGCAATTTTGAGACCGGTTATTCAAAATCAAAAACTTGTAGATGTTATTGTTATTAATTCTGGAATTGGATATACTCAAACAGATATTTCAGTTAATGTAAACTCTACTGGTTCTGGTGCAAAATTTGAACCAAATATTAGATCTTTAACCGTTAATGATCAATATAGATTTGGTGAAGAAACCTTAATATCAGGAAATAAAAATTTAGAATATAGTTGGATGGGATATTCTTTCAATATAGCACAAAGTGCTTTTGGAGATTCTTCCACACAACACTCTCCAATTATTGGGTGGGCTTATGATGGAAATCCAATTTATGGACCATATGGATATTCTGATCCAGAAAATAGTGGATCATCGATCAAACTTCTAGATCCTGGATATACATTAGACTCTTCTAAAGTTATTGATAGACCATCTGGATTTGATCAGGGATTCTTTATTGAAGATTATCAATTTGGAGCAACGGGTGATTTAGATATTCACAATGGTAGATTTTGTAAAACTCCAGAATTTCCTTTAGGAACATATGCATATTTTGTTGGCGTATCAACCGATTTTACAACAGGTCAATTAAAAGCAAAATATCCATATTTTATTGGAAAAACTTTTAGATCTCCAGTAAATAGAGAAGATATTCTTTTAAATCAAGATTTTGATTTTAATAATTCAAATTTAATTAGAAATACATTTCCATATAAAGTCAACGAATTATATGCAGATAATGACTTTTTAGTTGAATCAAATGAATTAGTAAATCAGGTTTCTTTAGTTGAATCAGTTTCAAAGGGATCTATAACATCATTTACAATTGTAGAACCAGGAGATAACTACAAAATTGGAGATGTTCTCAGATTTGATAATGAAAATAGTGGTGGAGGAGGATTAAGTGCTACAGTTTCGTCCATAACTGGGAAAGAAATTTCTAGCATCAATACCGAATATGAGAGTTACAATAGTTGTATCTTTATTTGGAAAGACCAAGATAGTGTAGTTGGTTATTATACACCATATCATCAACTTTTAGACAAAGACAAAGTAGTGGTTTCTGGATTGAGTTCCTCAATCATGTCTTTAACAGGATCACATCAAGTTGGTGTCAGTAGCAATACAATCACTCTATTTAATAATATTCAATCAAATAGCACGCCAAGAGCTGTTTCGGATCTTTATGTCTCACATATTCCACAAAGTATTTCAGTAGGAAGTTCAATTACAATTGAAAACGAAATATTACAAGTTTTAAATATTTTCCCCGAAAATACAATTATTCGAGCAAAAAGAGAAACAGTTGCGGCGGCACATACAATTTCTACTCCTATTAATGTTTTACCAAATTTCTTTGAAATACCTTTAAAAATAGAATCTTTCAATTCAAAAGTTCAAGATAAAGTTTATTTCAATCCAAAACAATCAGTAGGAATTGGCACTACAGTTGGAGCATCTATAGATGTTAATTATACTGTAGGTATTGTAACAACTACAATCTCAATCCCTCTTCAGAGTATTTACTTACCAAATCATCCATTTAAAACAGGTCAGGCAGTAATTCTGAAAAAAGATTCGACAGCAACTTCGTTTATTGTTTCAGATTCACCATCATCATCCACATTTAACTTACCTCAATCTGGAACTTCTCAAACTGTTTATATTATCAATAAATCTAAAGATTTTATTGGATTGACAACTAGTGTAGGACTAACTACAAACACCGAAGGACTCATTTTTGCAAGTAATGGTGATGATGATTATGAATACTCTTTAGAGAGTACCTTTGATCAGATCATTGGAAATGTTGCAAAAATTAATTCAACCATTTCAATATCTACATCTCATGGATTGGCAAATAATGATGTAATTTCATTAGAAGTTAAACCAAAACTATCTGTAGGAATTGGAACTTCTACATCCATTAGACTAAAGTATGAAGAAAAAATAGGTAAATTATTAGTCAATCCTGTTGGGTTTACTTCTTTGGGAATTAACACATCATCAAATACAATCAATATACCTTATCATAATTTAAAAACTGGAGATAAAGTTTTCTATGATGCTTATGATGAGATATCCTCTGGACTATCAACAGGAAATTATTTTGTATATAAGATAGATGATAATAATATTAGATTAACAGAGACTTTAAAGGACTTGGAGGAGAATAGTCTAAACATTGTTAATATAATTGGTATTGGTGGAAGTCGTCAAGAAATTAGTTTAATCAATCCACAAATTTTAAATATTAAAAATAATAATATAGTTTTTGATGTATCGGATTCTTCTTTATCAAACAAACGACTAAAATTCTTTTATGATGAAAACTTCTCTAGTGAACTTATTGGAATGGGTAATAGTTCATCATTTAATATTATTGGTGTTGGAACTATAGGAGTCACTAGCACAGCATCTGTAACTCTGGATTATTCTTCATCTTTCCCTTCAATTATTTTTTATAATCTAGAAGAATCTGGATATATTAGTACATCAGATTCTGAAGTTAGAAATCACTCTCAAATTTTATTTGTAGATAGTGAGTACACTGGAACATATACTATTTCTGGAGTTGGAACTACAACATTTAATATTTCACTATTTGAAAATCCAGAAAAATTATCTTATTTAAAATCAGAATGTGATATTTTAAAATATACAACTACTTCAAAAACCGCACAGGGTGGAGTTAATGAAATTAACATTGAGTTTGAAGGATATGGGTATAAAAAACCACCCAAATTTGTAGATATTACATCTGATGCTGGTAAAAATGCAAGTATTTTACCAGATTCAGACAATATTGGTAAAATCAATAGAATTAGAATATTAGATCAAGGATTTGACTATTCGGCAGATAAAACTTTAAGACCAGAATCTTATATTTCTCCATTTATATCTTTATCAAGTTCAAATACAATAACAAAAGTAAATGTATTAAGTGGTGGAAAAAATTATTCAGTTTCACCTTCTTTAGTTGTTAAAAACCCAAATACAAATACAATTGAAGATCAATCTTCATTGAGAGTAAATGTTACTTCGGGATCAGTTTCTTCCGTTGATATTATTTCTCCAATTTATGGATTGGATTCTGTCATTCATGAGATAATTCCAGTTAATAACAGTAATGGTGTGGGTATCAGTTCAGTACTTGGATCAAATTCAGGTATTATTACATGTATTCTATCTACACCTATCCTTGGATTTACCACAAATCAATTTAATATTGGTGATGAAGTCTTAGTTGAAAATATAGAAAAAGCAGGATCATCAGGATCTGGATTCAATTCGGAAGATTATAATTACGAGTTTTTTAAAGTTACTTCATATCAAAATACCAACCCTGCTGTAGTAGAATATTCAGTATCTGGATTAACAACAAACCCAGGTATTGCAAAAACAGTTCAAAGTGCTTTTGCAACTATTATAAACAAGAAAAATATTCCACAATTTGAAATTGAGCAAGAATTTTCTAAATTTAAATTAAATGAGCGACTTTCATCAGATACTGGTAATGGATTTATTATTAGAGATTTGTATATCAGTGAAAGTGAAGAAAAATATATTAAAGTACAAGGATCTTATACTCCTAAAAAGGGAGAAAGATTGAAGGGAAATGACTCTGGAGTTATAGCAACAATTTATAATATTGTTTTAAATAGTGGAAGATTTGATATTGAATATTCTAATAGAAAAGAATATGGATGGAGTGAAGATAGTGGTAAAATAAGTGAAAGTTATCAGGTTTTACCTGATAATGACTATTATCAAAATTTATCATATACTGTTAAGAGTAGCATTGAATTTAATAATTTAATAAATCCTGTTAATAGACTTCTTCATAGTGCTGGTCTGAAAAACTTTGCCGATACTCAAGTTGTATCAACCCCAACTGTTGCATACGCTACGACAGCATCATCTAATGATGTTATTGTATTGGACATTAAGGATGAAAAAAGAGTAGACGCCATCAATAATTTTGATTTAACTATAGATGTTGATACATTTAGAAATAAATCAAAATATTTAAAATTAAAAAATAAAAAATTAACAGATTATATTGAATGTATTAGTAATAGAGTTTTAATAATAGATGATGTTAGTAGACAATTCTCAAATAGAGGGTCTGGTCAAAATCTGTTTGTTGATATTGCCAATGTTGAAAACACTTATTACAAATACTTGATTCAAGTTAGAGATATTAATACTTCAGATATACAAGTATCGGAATTAGTTGTCTTATCTAATGATAATGATATCTATACACTAGAAAAAAGTTTATTATCTAATACTGATTCTATTTTAGGGGACATTAGCGGTATAATTGATGATTTTGATTTTAAAACATTAAGATTCACTCCATCTGATCCATATAATATTGATTACGACATCAAAGTAGTAGAGAGCACTTTTAATTCAACTACTTTAGGAATTAATACTGAGTCTATAGGATTTATTAATCTGACTGGTGTTAATACTTCGGTTGGTGTTGGGACTACATCAAATATTATATCAATAGATAAAGGAAAAGTTGAATCGTTATTTGCCAACATACAAATTATAAATTTGGCAAATGAGACTATGAATTATGTTGAACTATTTTTAGATCATGATGGAACTAATACATATTTGTCTGAGTATTATTTCGATACAAGTGGTGGTATTTCAACGAATGCTATTGGATCCTTTAATCCATCTATTAATGGAAATAATTTAATACTTGATTTTTACAATGATGAACCAAGTGAAGTTTTGGTCAGAAGTAAAATTGTTGGATTTGGAACTACTTCTGTTGGAATAGGAACCTATAGGTTTATATTGCCAGGTCAAATTGAAGGTAATGAAAGAAGTGTTAAATTTGAGTCCCAATATACAGTTGCTGTAGGATCTACCAGCGTTGTTGCAATTTCTACAGAAAATACATCTACTGTTAAATCATTAGTACGAGTTTCTTACGGTGAAACTAGTTCTTTACATCAGGTACTAATGATACAAGATGGAACTGATGTATTTACTGTTCAGTACCCATTTTTATCTATTGGTAGTACCTCTGGAATTGGAACTTTTGGTGGAGAGTTTTCTGGATCTGAAGCAATATTGAAGTTTTATCCAGATAGTTCTGTTACAAGCTCATTACAAATTCAAAGTTTTAATGAAATTATATACACTGAAAGTGATTATGAAAATATTTCACCAGATTTAACTTATGGACCAATTACAGAAACTCTAATTTTAAGCGGATATGATGGAGTTAATGGAACACGAGCAAATCGTTTAGATTTTAATGCGAATTATCAACAAACTCCAATTTATGCAAAAACTTTTAGTCCATCTAATTCAAGTCAATTAGAACTTGCTACTGGCATTTTCACAATTCCCAATCACTTCTTTAGTACCGGTGAAGAACTCACTTATACTCCAGCATCAACTTTTATAGGTGTTGATGCAATAAGTGTTGGTATTGGTTCCACTCTCAGTTTTGTGGGTATTGTAACTAATATTTTACCACAAACAGTTTATGCTATTAATATCAATTCAGATAAGTTTAGACTTGCAACAAGACCCGAATATGCAAGTGCTGGCATTTATGTGACATTTACATCTACAGGATCTGGAAATGCACATAGACTTGAAATGAGCAAAAAACTTGAAAAGACTATACTATCAATTGATGGTGTGGTACAGAAACCAATTACATTTACTCCAATCTCATATGTATTAGAGAATAATGATGGTCAAATTAGTGCTGCAAGTACCTATTTTTCAATTAGTGGCATTTCAACATTAAAACCAAAAGATTTGCTAAAAATTGATGACGAATATGTAAATATTGTCTCCGTTGGATTTGGAACAACTGCTTCTGGACCAATTACTGGAATCGGTACATATGCTCTTGTGGAAACTCAAAGAGGTTTTGTGGGATCTGCGGCGTCAACACATGCAGATTCAACTGCAGTACAACTTTATAGAGGATCTTTCAACATAGTTAGAAGTAAAATTTACTTTACTGAAGCCCCAAAAGGTAGCAGTAGAAGAGGAAACACTGCAAGTAATCTTCCTTTCCCATTCTCAGATTTTGGTGGAAGAGTATATTTAAGAAATGATTATACAAATAATTTAATTTTTGATGATGTATCAGATCAATTTACAGGAATAGGACAAACATACCCACTTACGGTCCAGGGTATTAATACCACCGGAATAGAAACAGGAAGTGGCGTGCTTTTCATTAATGATGTATTTCAAACTCCAACTACATCAAATAATGAAGGAAATAATTATAGTGTTGAATCTTCTGTTGGAGTTTCTAGTGCAGTATTTACCGGAATTACTTCATCAAATGGAAGCATTATTATTTCAGATTTTGATGTAAATCAAAATCAACTTCCTAGAGGAGGCATAATTGTTTCACTTGGTTCTACTCCTGGATTGGGATTTGCTCCACTAATTGGCGCTAAAGTTAAAGCAGTTGTTGGTGCAGGTGGATCTATTGTTGATGTTACTGGAATTGCATATACTGGAACAGGTAAGAATGTGAGCACTGCTTACTATAATAACTTAACTGGTATAGTTGAAATAACGACTGTAGGTCCTCACGAACTTGTTGGAGGTGATTTAATTAAACTGGTTGGTTTGGCATTCACTTGCCCCTCCAATCCAGGAATAACCTCATATTTCCCGCTTTCTGGTCTATCTGGATCTTATGGTGTAAGTGGAATTACATCTACAACTACATTTACCGCTTTTGTTGGATATAGCACTCTCCCACATACTTATGTTGGAATGGGAACTATCTTCCCTTGGTATAACTTAAATTATGGATCTGGATATAGAAATCCAGTTTCTATTGCAGTAACTGATTCTACACACACTGGAGCAGCAGCAACCATAACTGCAGTGGTAGGAGCTGGGGGAACATTAAGTTTTGTCATTAACGATGGTGGATCTGGATATTCGACATCAACCGTCTTCATCAATGCATCTCAACCATCTTATGAAAATCTAGAAGTTACTGGTGTTTCAAGATTGGGTATCGGAAACACTACTGTTACTGGTGAAAATCTACTTATTACCTTAGATGTTGGTGCTAGTTCTACTACTGGTATTGGGTCAACTTTATTTGAAGTTACATCTTTTAAAATTACAAGACCTGGATATGGATTTAAAGTTGGAGATGTATTTAAACCAGTTGGATTAGTTACTGATAAGAATTTACCATCCCCAATTAGTGAGTTTGAATTAACAGTTTTGGATACCTTCACAGATTCTTTCTCATCTTGGCAATTTGGTGAATTGGATTATATTGATTCTATCGAAGCACTACAAGATGGTACAAGAGTGAGATTTCCACTATATTATAATAATCAATTATTAAGTTTTGAAAAGAATCAGAACAGTATTTTAGATCTAAATGCAATTTTATTGATTTTTGTCAATGGTGTAATTCAAGAACCAGGAGTTGCCTATCAATTTGATGGTGGAACATCTTTTGTATTCACCCAAGCACCTAAACCTGAAGATAATATTTCAATTTTCTTCTACAGAGGAACCAGAGGAATAGATAGTGTATCTGTCAATGTTCCGGAGACAATTAAACAAGGTGACTCCGTTCAAGTATTTAAAAATGATTCTTATCCAAATACAATTACACAAAACATTAGAAGAGTTGACAATATTACTGGTTCCGATTTAATTGAAACTAATATTTACGATGCACAGGGAATTGATGAAGTTAATTACAAACCATTAACTTGGATAAAACAAAAAGTAGATCAAATTATTGAAGGAGATTTTGTATACAAGTCAAGAGATTCTATAGAATCTCAAATTTATCCAACAGCAAGAATCATAAAAGATATTGACTCAACAAGCACAAGTGTTTTTGTTGATGATGCAAAATTCTTTAATTATGAAGAAGATAATTATGGATTTGTTATTAACAGTTTTAATGCTTTAATTATTGGAGATAATAATATTGTTTCTGCGGGATTAACTGCTACTGTTTCTACATCTGGAACAATTTCCGCTTTAACTATTACTAATACTGGAACTGGATATACTTCAGGTGCAACCTTAAATGTAAAAATTTCAGCACCTAGAATAATCGGAGTTGGTGTTGGTACAACAGCAACAGCAACTGTCACAGTTTCTGCCGCAGGATCTATAACTTCACCAGTAATTGTTAATCCTGGATTTGGATATACAATATCCAATCCACCCCAAGTTCTTGTAGAGTCTCCCAAAATTAAAAAATCAAATGTTTCTGAAATTACAGGAATAGAAGGATTTTCGGGAATTATTACAGGCATTACAACCACTTCGGGAACTGGTGGACATCCACTAGCATTAAAGTTTTTTGTAAAATCAACTTCCGGATTTACTGGATTACAAACATCTTATCCACTCTATATTTTTGATACTGGAGTAGGGTTTGGAGTAACATCCGTAGATTCTAATGACTCTGCTACAGTTGGAATTGGAACAACTTTCTTAAATAATGTTTATTATATCCATGATATATCTTTTGCAGGAACTGATGGTGAAATTACCACCAATATTCACAGTTCTACAAATATTAGCGGTATTGACACTACAGGAACAGTAAACCTACCTTCTGGTAGATTTTCTTGGGGTAGACTATATAACTTTAGTGGTATATCAGCCGTATCTATTGGGGTTACAGGTCTCACTATTGACTCTGGTTTATCCACATTCCCAATTATTCAACGTAGAGCATATGGTCTTAGAGATACTGGTGCTCTAAGAAAGACATCAAACATCTAATATAAATATAGAAAAAAACTAATAACATGTCTGCGATTGTTACAGATAAATTTCGAATTCTCAACGCCACAAACTTTTTGGATTCTATTGAAGACTCTAACAATTCATACTACATTTTTTTAAGTTTACCAAATCCTACTCAAGTTGGATTTGGTAGAGATACTGCTTGGAACACTAATACTCCAAATCCAGTTGATAATTTTAATTATGAAAATAATGTATATGATACAATGCTTTTTGCTAAAAAAGTAACTTCAGCAAATGCAAGAAGAGTTATAAGGAGAATTGATTGGACGCAAGGAACAAGATATGAAATGTACAGGCATGATTATAGTCTCCTTTCCCCATCTCCATTAACACAGTCATCACGACTGTACGATGCAAATTATTATGTAATGAATTCTGATTATAAAGTTTATGTTTGTATTGATAATGGATCATCTGGAATTAATACTGTTGGTAACGCATCTCAAGATGAACCAACATTTACAGATTTAGAACCATCAAAGGCAGGAGAAAGTGGTGATGGTTATATTTGGAAATATCTTTTTTCCGTAACTCCTGGTGATATTATTAAATTTGATTCGACAGAATATATTACCGTTCCAAATAATTGGCAAACTTCAGAAGACTCTCAAATTCAATCTGTTAGAGAAAATGGGGACTCTGGTATAAATGAAAATCAAATTAAAAAAGTTTACATTGACAACAGAGGAGCTAACTACTCAAATGGACTAGGACAAGAAGTAAATATTCTTGGAGATGGAACTGGTGGTAAAGTTTTAGTTGATGTTGTTAATGGTAGAATTACAAATACAACTGTTTCTGCTGGAGGTAAAGATTATAGTTATGGTATTGTTGATCTGGGTAGTATTAATTCTACAGCAACTGGATCATTTGGAAAACTAGTTCCAATTATTCCACCCTCTAAAGGTCATGGTTATGATATTTACACCGAATTAGGAACAGATAAAGTTTTAATGTATGCTAGATTTGATGATTCGACAAAAGATTTTCCTATTGACACAAAATTTGCTCAAGTAGGAATTTTAAAAAATCCAACTTCAATAGGATCCACTTCAGTTTTTACTGATAGTCAATTTTCTGCCCTATATTCAATTAAATTTTCATCTACTAGTGGAACTCCAACTGTTGGCGAAAAAATTAGTCAAATAACAGCATCCGGATCTGGAAGAGCACTTGGGTATGTTGCATCTTATGATAGTGAAACTATGGTATTAAAATATATTCAAGATAGATCTTTATACTTCAATCAAACAACATTAGATCAAACTGATTACATTGGTATTTCTACTTCATCTAGATTTTACTCCTTCGAATCTTCAGCAAATCCAGTAACAGGAACTTCTGGATTTTCTGGATCAATTGATACCGGATTTAGTGGCGTAAGCACCAATCCAAGTGGTAGCAAATTGATTAATTTGGGAGCGAATTTTACAAATGGACTTGCAAATCCTGAGATAAATAAAAGATCGGGAGAGATAATTTATCTAGACAATCGTCCGTTGATTTCTAGAAATACTCGCCAAAAAGAAGACATTAAAATTATCCTGGAATTTTAAAAAATGCCACAAAAAACTAATTTTAATATAAATCCATATTATGATGATTTTAACGTCGATAAAAACTTTTATAGGGTCCTATTTAAACCAGGATTTCCTGTACAAGCCAGGGAGTTAACTACTCTTCAGTCAATTTTACAGCATCAGATAGAATCTTTTGGAAGTCATATCTTTAAAGAAGGATCTATGGTCATCCCTGGATCCATTACTTATGATAATCAATATTTTTCAGTTAAAATTAATCCAGATCATTTGGGTATAGATGTAACACTTTATCTCGAAAGTTTAGTTAATAAAAGAGTAACAGGTCAAAATAGTGGTATTACTGCAATTATTAAGAATTACAGCATTCCACCAAAAGATAATGTAAAAGATATTACCTTATATGTCAAATACCTTGCTTCAGGAGATAATTTAGAAGTATCTCAGTTCTCTAATGGTGAACTATTAATCACACAAGATAATGTAACCTATGGAAACACTACAATTAATTTTGGAGATACGGTAGCAACCCTGGTAAATGAAAATGCCACTGCAGTTGGATCTGCAGTTGGAGTAGATAAAGGTGTTTATTTTATCAGAGGAACATTTGTTGATGTTTCGACAACTACAATTGTTCTTGATCCATATTCAAATACTACATCTTATAGAGTTGGACTTAATATTTTTGAAGAGATTATATCTTCAAATGAAGATCAATCTTTGAACGATAATGCAAAAGGGTTTTCAAACTATGCTGCACCAGGTGCAGATAGATTTAAAATCTCTACGATTTTATCTAAAAAATCAATTGATGACTTTGATGATAAAAACTTTGTTGAATTAATTAGAATTTCTGATGGACAAATTAAAAAGTTACAAGATAAATCTGTTTATTCAATAATTAAAGATTATTTGGCAAAAAGAACTTATGACGAATCTGGAGATTATGCGATTAGTTCTTTTGATGTTGATATATTAAACTCTCTTAATGATAGAATTGATAATGAAGGTATTTACTTACCAACACAAAAAACTGAGCAGGGAAACACACCAACAGATGATTTAATGTGCGTAAAAGTCTCTCCAGGAAAAGCCTATGTTAGGGGATATGATGTAGAGACTCCATCAAACACAATTTTAGATGTTGATAAACCAAGAGATACTGCTACTGTTAATAACGCTCTAATTCCATTTGAAATGGGTAATTTGTTGAGAGTAAATAATGTCTCTGGTACTCCATTTGTAGGAATAACAACTAGTAATAATGTTGTAGAATTTTACAATCAAAGAAAGAATTCTGCCACTGCAGGAACTGGAACTTTAATTGGAAAGGGTAGAGTATATTCTTTTAGTTTAACTGATGCAACTTATACAAATGCAACAACTGAATGGGATTTATACCTTTTTGATATTCAAACATATACATCTTTAACTCTAAACGCATCTTTAGATTCCTCACAATGCCCAACTAGTTCTTATATTAGAGGTGTTAGTAGTGGTGCTTCTGGATATGTAGTTTCTGCTCCTAGTGGCACGACTTTAACAATAACTCAAACTTCTGGAACATTTTTGGCAGGAGAGCAAATTTTAATAAATGAAAGTCTAATAAATTCTAGAAGTATTACTAGAGTTGTAGAGTACAATACAGATGATATTAAATCTGTTTATCAAGATTCCACTAACATTTCTTCTGGGTTAAAACAAGATTTTGTTGCTGATACTGTTCTATACAGAAAATTGGCCAATGGGTTTAGTATTACTGATAGGGTAACAATTACTTCAGCAGGAATAGTTACTTGTCCAGGAAAAACTTTTCTTGGAATTCGTAGTGATACCATTATTCAATATCAAATTGCCGGAGATCCCGATGAAAGGTACAATAGAGTAACTTCCGTATCTACAGATGGATTTACCATGAATGTGGCATCTATCCCATCGGTATCTGGAATTTGTACGGGTGGATTACCATCTTCAACAACAACAACTACATTTAGTCTGGGTGTACCTGATATTAAAAATGACAATAAAGCTTCATTATATACACCTTTGAATCAGAGAAATATTGCAAATGTTAATCTTACAAATTCTGATATTGTTGTCACAACTCAAATGAATGAGTTGACAACAGATAGTTTGGGATCTTTATCTGTTTTAAGTTCAACCACTGGAATTTCTAGTTCATTTTTTGAAGCTTTTGATGCAGAAAGATATTCAATATTTTACAGTAATGGGACAATTGAAAATTTGTCTTCAGATCAAGTAACCATAGCATCAAATGGAACTCAAATTAATTTTACTGGGTTAACCCCAAGTCAAACAAGTAATGTAACATTGAATGCCACTTTAAGGAAAAGGGGTGCAAAGAGTAAAATAAAAAATTATGTAAGAAGTGAAAAATTAACTGTAAATAGAAGTAGGGCAGGATTTTCAACTTCTATTAGTGGTTTATCAACAAGTCAATTTTATGGATTGAGAGTAGAAGACTCTGAAATTTCATTGAATCTTCCAGATGTTGCAGAAGTAATTGCTGTTTATGAATCACTAACTACTTCTGCTCCTGTTTTAGATAAATTAACTTTTACGTCGGGATTAAATCTAGATACTCAATCAATCTTGGGTGAGAAAATTATTGGAAGTCAAAGTGGATCTATTGCTCAATTAGTTACAAGATCATCATCATCTGAAATTGAGTTTGTTTATTTGAATTCAAAAACTTTCCAGGTTGGAGAATCTGTAACTTTTGAAGAATCTAATATTCAAGGAAATATCCAATCCATAACTATTGGTAGTTATTTGAATATAACAAGTAGATTTACTTTAGATAAAGGACAAAAAGAACAATATTATGATTATTCAAAAATTGTTCGTTCGAAAGATGCTTCCTCACCATCTCGTCAACTTTTAATTATCTTTAACTATTATGAGATTCCATCTAATGATGATGGAGATATAATTACAGTAAACTCATATACTAATGATAGATTCTTAAAAGATATTCCTATCCTTGCAAATAATTTAAGAGCGTCTGACACTTTAGATTTTAGACCCAGAGTTGAGAGGTTCACACTTTCTGATCGTTCACCATTCGCTTTCGATAGCAGATCTTTTATTACACCATCAGTCTACTCTTCAATTAAACCAGATGAAAGTTCGATTCTTGGATATAATTATTATTTACCAAGAATTGACAGATTAATTTTAAATAAATTAGGTCAATTTTCAATTATTAAGGGTACATCTTCTTTAAATCCAAGACCTCCTCTAAATATCGAGGAAGCGATGGATATTGCAACTATTAGTCTTCCAGCATATCTCTACAATCCCAATGATGCGGAAATTACTCTAGTTGATAATAGAAGATATACTATGAGGGATATTGGACAACTAGAAGATCGTGTAGAAACATTAGAGATTACAACTTCTTTAAGTTTGCTTGAACTAGATACAAAAACTTTACAAATTCAAGATGCTGATGGATTATCCAGATTTAAAACTGGATTTTTTGCAGATGATTTTAAAAATAATGACTTAATCAATAAAACAAACACGGATGTAAAATGTGATGTTAATGTAGAAGATAAAGAATTAATTTCTGCAACAGATTTTTGGTCACTAAAGGCTCAATTAGCACTTGATCCAACTATAAATGTAGAGACTGCTGATTTTTCTTCAAACTTAGCACTTTTAGATCCAAATGTCCAAAAGACTGGAGATTTAATTACTCTAAAATACAGTGAAAAAGATTGGTTAGAACAACCATTAGCATCAAATGTTGAAAATGTAAATCCATTTAGTGTTATTGAATATGTTGGTGGAATTATATTACAACCCTCATCAGATAATTGGGTCCGAAACATTTATATTGAAAATAGAAGAACTGCAACAGCCGGTGGAAGAGAATTTGACTATGTTGAAGATGTAAAAATAAGCAGTGAACCAGATCCATATATGAGATCTAGAAATGTTGAATTTAGATCTGGATCACTCAAACCACTGACACAACACTACACATTTTTGGATGATATTAGTTCTTTAGATATTGTTCCAAAATTAGTTGAAATTAATATGAGTTCTGGAGTCTTTACAATTGGTGAAAATATTTCAGGTTTTATTGGTGAAAGAAAAATTATTAACTTTAGACTAGCAAAACCAGATCATAAAACTGGTGCTTATAATAATCCAACAACAACATATAATCAAAATCCATATCTCAGAGGAACTGCCTTACCATCAGCATATTCCGCTTCTTCTACTGTTGTCAATATTGATACATTTTCACTTTCAGAGGAATCATTGACTAGGTATGGTGGGTATCTAGAGGTTGGATGTGTTCTAATTGGGGAAACAAGCGGTGCTGTAGCTACAGTAACTAATTTGAGATTAGTATCTGATACTTTTGGAGATTTAATTGGGACTTTCTTTATTAGGGATCCAAATACAAATCCAGCACCATTAGTCAGAATTAAAACTGGAGAAAGAGTTTTCAGATTAACTGCAAGTCCAACAAACTTTAAACCACTTCCCGGAAGCACAACTTTTGCAAGTAATGCTCAAACAACTTATTCTGCGAGTGGAATTATTCAAACACAAGTTACAAACATAGTTCAAGTTAGAAATCCACCCCCACCCCCAGCACGAAGGGGGGGTAAAGATCCTTTAGCACAATCATTCACAGTTGATGAAACCGGTGCATTTTTAACATCTGTTGATGTTTATTTTGGTGCAAAAGATCCAAATGAAAGATTATTCGTTGAACTTAGAACGGTAGAACTTGGTACTCCGACAGATCAACTAGTTGCTGATTATGCCAGAGTTGCACTAACACCAGATCAAATTAATGTTTCTTCAGATGCAACAGTACCAACAAAAATAACTTTCCCATCTCCAATTTATCTACAACCAAGAACTGAGTATGCATTAGTATTTTTATCTCCAACATCAGATTTGTATGAAATGTGGGTTGGAACAATGGGACAAAAGACGGTAAATACACAGAATTTACCAAATGCTGAAAGCGTCGTAGTAACAAAACAATATAGTGGTGGAAGTTTATTTAAATCTCAAAATGGAACAATTTGGACAGCAAGTCAGTATCAAGATTTAAAGTTTAAATTGTATAAGGCACAATTTATATCCAATCCTGGAGATGTTGTTTTCTATAATCCTCCACTAAGAGCGTCAGAATCGACAATCCCATATTTAAAATCAAATGCTAT